AAAGGAGAAAGAACATGGACGCTGTAACATTTATAACTAAACTGCAAAAATTTATCAAAGAGTCTTACCAAAATATAGGTGATGCTATGATATCTGGAACAGTTGACAGTATGGAGAAATACAAGTATATGCAAGGACAGGCACATGCCTACCAAACAATAATTCAGGAAATCTCTAACCTGCTAAATAAGAAGGAGCAAAATGATGATAAAGGAAACGTTATCGACCTCGGAAAAGGAAATCCCAAAGATAAACCTAGGTCTTGAAGAAAAATATAAAGAAGAAGTTAAAACAGAGGAACCTACTAAAGAACCATTAAATCCAGAAAATATAAAAGCTGTAGTTGATGAGTTACCAACGCCTACTGGTTGGAGAATATTAGTATTACCATTTACACCCAAAGAAAAAACATCGGGTGGAATTATTATTGCACAAGAATCATTAGACCGTTTAAGGATAGCTACAAATTGTGGTTATGTTTTAAAAATTGGACCGTTAGCATATCATGACAAAGAAAGATATCCAACAGGACCATGGTGTAAAGAAAAAGATTGGGTGATCTTCGCGCGCTACGCGGGCTCGAGACTACCAATAGAGGGCGGTGAAGTTCGTATATTAAACGATGACGAAGTGTTAGGAACAATTCCTGATCCTGAGTCTGTACTTCACTATATATAAACATAGGAGAAACTATGCCAGAAAATAAAAATGCAAAGACAGTTCAAGAGTTTGAAGTAAAAGAAGAAACTGTTAGAGAAGTAGTTAAAGAAGAACCTCGCTCCTCGACACCAGAAACTAAAGTCGAGAAACAAGAAGCGAGCGACGAGGATACAGAAACAAAGAAAGACGAATTACAAGATTACAGTGAAGGCGTACAAAGACGTATTGCAAAACTAACTAAAAAGATGAGAGACGCTGAGCGTCAGAGAGAAGATGCAGTAAGATATGCTCAAGCTGTTAAAGCAGAAAAAGATGTTTTAACAAAAAGATTTAGTTCTTTAGAAGATACATCTTTAAAAGATAGAGAAGCTAAAATTAAATCAGCATTGGAAGCAGCAAAAGGCAAATTAGGTTTAGCCAGAGAAGCTGGGGACATTGCGATTGAAGTTGATGTACAAAAAGAAATAGCTAGACTTGGTTACGAAGAAGCAAGACTTGATGAGATGAAAATCCTTGCAATTAAGGAACCAGCTAAAGAGACAAAAACAATAGCGGATGTATCTATTCCAAGACAAGACTACGCTCAAACAAATACGGGAAGTCCAAGAGCAGAATCATGGGGTGCTAAAAATAAGTGGTTTGGCACTGATAAACCTATGACTTATACGGCTTTTGACATCCATAGACAGCTAGTTGATGACGAAGGATATGACACAGAAACTGATGAATATTATGTGGAAATTGATAAAAGAATAAGACTTGAGTTTCCCCATAAATTTGATAAGAATGCAACAACGGAATCGATCAAACCGACACAAGTAGTAGCTTCAGCGAAGCGAAGTGTTAAACCTGGTCGCAAAACTGTGAGACTCACGCCTTCTCAAGTTGCTATCGCTAAAAAATTAGGAGTGCCATTAGAAGAATATGCGAAACAATTAAATATCACGAAGGAGGTATAGGCATATGGAAAACGATAAAATGAAGACCCCACGTGCGAGCCAAACTAGGACTACTGAAAATAGACCTACAACTTGGACTCCACCATCAAGTTTAGATGCACCGCGCCCTAAGGACGGTTTTAGACACAGATGGATAAGACTTGAAGTATTAGGTCAAGACGACACTAAAAATGTTTCAAGTAAATTAAGATCAGGTTGGGAGTTGGTGAGAGCTGACGAATATCCTGGTGAATCTTATTCAGTCATAACCGAAGGAAAATACGCGGGAGTAATCGGACATGGAGGCCTTGCGCTGGCAAGGATACCAGAAGAGGTTGCAAAAGCTCGAAACGCTTATTTTGCTAAGCAAACTAAGGATCGAGAAGACGCAGTTAACAACGACCTTTATAAGGATCAGCACCCAAGTATGCCAATCAATAATGAGAGGCAAACTCGTGTAACTTTTGGTGGTACCAACAAAAAATAATTTTTTTGTAATATCAACAAAGTAAAATAAACTTAAACAAGGAAAAACTTATGGCTAACGCAGACGCACCTTTCGGTTTATTGCCGATTGGAAAAGTTGGACAAAATAGAGATGCTCAAGGTTTAAGTGAATATAGTATTGCGGCAAGTGCTTCAGCAATATTCCAAAACGATCCAGTTCAAGCTTTGAACACAGGAACGATTGGAGTTTGTAACGTAACTAACGTAACAGTACTAGGTTCGCTAAACGGAGTTTTCTTTACAGATGCTTCAACTAAAAAACCAACATTTGCTAACAATCTGAAAGCTAGTAATACAGCTACAGATATAGTTGGCTTTGTTAGTGACGACCCTTACGAGAGATATGAAATACAGGCCACTGGTACGATAGCAATTACTGACATTTTTTTAAATGGAAGTATTTCGTACACAGCAGGATCTACAGTAAATGGAATTTCTAAAGCAGAAATTGACTCAACTGTATTTACTACTAACACTGGTCAGTTACGTATCGTTGGAGTTTCAAAAGGCTTCAACAATGAATTATTAAACAATACAACTTACTCTACTAACGTAGTAGTAACTGCTATTATTAATAATCATTTCTATAAACAATTAACAGGAATATAGGAGTATAAATTATGGCTATTTCTAGAGGACAATTAGTTAAAGAACTAGAACCAGGATTGAATGCACTATTCGGCCTGGAATATAAAAGATATGAGAATCAGCATCTTGAAATTTTTGATGTAGAGACTTCAGACAGAGCTTTCGAAGAGGAAGTAATGTTATCTGGATTCGCTAACGCGGAAATCAAGCCGGAAGGATCTGCAGTTGTATTTGACAACGCGCAAGAGACTTTCACAGCTAGATACACTCACAACACTATAGCACTTGCTTTCGCAATCACTGAAGAAGCGATTGAGGACAATTTGTATGATAGACTTGCGTCTAGATATACAAAAGCACTAGCAAGATCTATGGCAAATACTAAGCAGGTGTTTGGAGCAAACGTATTAAACAATGCGTTTAGTTCTTCATTTGTTGGTGGTGACGGCGTTTCTTTAATTAACGCTTCGCATCCAATTATTGCTGGAACATTCAGCAATACCCTTGCTACACAAGCTGACTTAAACGAAACTTCATTAGAACAATCATTGATTGATATCAATGCATTTACTGATGAGCGTGGTTTAAAAATTGCAGCTCAAGGTGTTAAATTAATCATTCCAAAGGAATTACAATTCACAGCGGAAAGATTAATGAAATCTGCAGGTAGAACAGGCACTGCTGATAATGATATCAACGCAGTTAAATCTATGGGAATGGTTCCACAAGGTTATGTGGTTAACAATTTCTTAACTGATACTGATGCGTTTTTCATTAAAACAGACGTTCCAAACGGTTTAAAGATGTTCGTAAGAGCACCTATTAAAACTGCTATGGAAGGTGATTTTGACACTGGTAACGTTAGATACAAAGCTAGAGAGAGATATTCATTTGGATTCTCTGACCCTAGAGGTATCTTCGGTTCGCAAGGTGCTTAATATATAAGCATTTTTTATTTAATGGGGTGGGTATATCTCACCCCATTAATCTGATAGAAAGAATGAATTATGACAAAATTGTTTCAAGTAAAAATTAGAGCGTATGGTCATAAAGCTGATTTTGATATTGAAGCTGAAGATAGTGCAGAAGGTATAGAACAAGCTATCCTTGACAAAATAGGAAAAAAAGATATATTATTTAAAGACAGTGATAGGATGTGTTCAATATCCTCTTGCTGGATAACCTATGAGGAGGTTGTAGATGATAGATCACGTTCACACTCTTTACACAAAGAAGAGAGCCTTAGAACTTGATTGGGAGCAACACTACGTTCAAGAGGGTATATTTTAATCACTATACATTAACTTCTGATCTAGACGCGTATAGTCGACGGCCTAGAGACTAGATTGGAATAACTAGGAGAATAAAACTATGGCAAATACAACTTTTTCAGGACCAGTAATATCCAAATCTGGATTTATACAAACGGGACCTGCAAACGTAATAACTGCAAACTCAAGTACAGCTTTAACAGTTGCTGAGCATGCAGGAAGAATAGTCTACAATAGTGGTGCAGGTGCAGTAACTTATACGTTACCAGCAATCAACGCTACAGCTAATTCAGCAGTTGCTGGACCAGGAGCAGACTACAACAACTCAAATAACATTGGCGCAAAATTTACAATTTTTTCTGATACCACTAAAACTGGTTCTTTAATTGTACAAGTTGCAAACGCAACGGACGTTATGTCAGGTCGTGCTTACTTTTTAGATGACACCTCGGCTAATGCTGTTGGATTTAATACAGCGGCAGCATCTGATACCATTACTTTAAATGGTTCAGATACAGGTGGAATTGCACCTTCAATAATTGAATGTGTTGCATTAACAACAGGTAAATGGGCGGTAACTGTAAATTCAAGTAACACAGGTACACCAGCTACTCCATTTAGTGCTGCGGTATAATAATTAATTTTTAAGGAGCTCGAAAGGGCTCCTTAATATAAGGAGAAAAAATATGAAATCAGATGTAAAACCAGTAATACACAAGTGTATATTCCAATTTCTGTTGGAGCAGGTTCAAGTGAAACTTTAAATTTACCAGAAGATGGTGTTCTATACGCAGGACGAAATGGAACAGAAATAGTTGATGGTATCGGAATAGCTTCTAACACTAGTGCTTTAACGATTACGTTATTTATAGATAAGTAGGAGTCTAATATGGCTTCATCAGGAACTACAGTTTTTGAAAAAACTTTTTTTATTGACGATATTATAGAAGAGTCATTTGAAAGACTTGGTCTTATTAATAATACCGGTAATCAGATGAAAGCAGCTCGTCGCTCGCTGAACATTATGTTTCAAGAGTGGAGCAACAGGGGTTTACATTATTGGGAAGTAGCACAAAACTCTATTTCAATGGTAGAGGGACAATCTGTTTATACAATTTATAGATCTTCAGGAGATGGTACTTCAGATGCAACTTTTAG